ATCGCGCGCCCGAAAGTGCAGACGGTCACGCGCTACGGGACAACGTATTGTACCGAATGTGGCCTGGCGATTGCCTACTGCCCTGGACACGCGCCCGCGAGTGCGCCCGCGAAGGATGGCGCGGAGTCGGGGTTAGCGCAGCGGGTGAAGGATTGTCAAAGGAGCAAGTGAGATGCAAATCACTCTGATTGTGCCCGTGATCATTGCGCTGGTTTTCGGCCTGGTCGTGGCGGGCGTTGAGCTGCTCATCGCCGGCAACTCGCCCTTCCCCGTGCGCCAGTGGCTCGCGCGCGCGTGGGTGTATATGTGCTTCTGCTATATCATTTTGTTTGGCGTGATCAAGGTCTAGCATGGCAGAGTACAGCGACCAGGCGACATTACAGGCGGCATTTGACGCGGCGCTGGCCGAGCTGAAGGGCAAAGAGCGCAAGCTGGTGGTTGAGTACCTGCGTGACTTACACCAGCGAAACGCGGCGATCCGCGCCGGCTACAGCGCGCACACCGCCGATGTGCAAGCCTCGCAGATCTTAAGAAAACTTAAGGTGAGGCAAGCGGTCAACGCTGGGCTCGCACTCTATGCGATGCCGGCTGATGAGGTCTTAGCGCGGCTCTCTCAGCAAGCGCGCGGATCGATGGCTGACTTTTTGCGCATTGACGATGAGGAAATTACGCTCACATGGTCGCTCCTCAGCGTGCCGGAGACGAAGGATGGTGAGGCTGATATCGCCGGCGCGGTGATGCAGCTTGCGGCGATGGAGAACGTGAAGCCCACCGATCGCGTGCTCCACACCGCCACCATCAAGCGCCCAATAGCGCGGCTAGATCTACTAGAAGCTGGCCGGCGCGGACTCTTGGGCCTAGTCAAGAAGTACGGACTGGATGACAAGGGCAAGGTGACCATCGAGCTATACGACGCACAGGCGGCGCAGCAGCTGCTCGGCAAGGCGCACCAACTATTTGTCGAGAAAACCGAGTATTCGGGCGCAGTGACAATCAAGGTCGAGTATGGAGCTGACCGTTCGACTTAGACGGCCCCACGCACAGCAGCTGCGCTTTATCGACAGTGCGGCCAAGCGCAAGGTGGTACGAGCCGGGCGGCGCGGCGGCAAAACGGTGGGGGTGGCGATCTATGCGGTTGAAAACTTTCTCTTGGGCCGGCGCATTCTCTATGCCACACCAACCCAGGAGCAGATCGACCGCTTTTGGGAGGAGTGCAAGCGGGCATTGCGTGCGCCAATCGATGCGGATGTGTTCTACAAAAACGAGACGCGCCATGTGATTGAGTTACTCGGCACAGAGCAGCGCATCAGGGCCAAGACCGCATGGGACGCCGATAGTTTGCGCGGCGACTACGCCGACATTCTGATCTTGGATGAGTTTCAGCTGATGCACGAGGATACCTGGGGGGTTGTCGGCGCGCCGATGTTACTCGACAACGATGGAGACGCCGTGTTTATCTATACGCCGCCCAGTCTGCGCACGATGCAGCATAGCCGTGCGACCGATCCGTACCACGCAGCCAAGCTCTACGCACGCGCCAGCCGCGACACGAGTGGACGCTGGGCCGCGTTTCACTTTTCATCGCACGACAATCCACATATCTCGGTTGATGCGCTTGCTGAGATTACTGGCGACATGAGCAACCTGGCCTATCGTCAGGAGATCATGGCCGAGGATATTAAGAACGTGCCGGGCGCGCTGTGGCAGCGCAGCCAGATCGAGGCCGATCGCGTGACGAAAGCGCCGCCACTCTCGCGTATCGTCACTGGGATCGATCCGAGCGCTACGAGTGGCGGTGACGAGGCTGGAGTTATCACCGCCGGCGTGGGGATGTGCGATTGCAAGGTGGCGACGGGTGGTAGTATTGAGTTGCACGCCTTTGTGCTGGATGATGCGAGTGTGCAGGGCAGCCCGCGTGCATGGGCCGCCGCCGGCGTCGCCTCGTATCACAAATTCGACGGCGATCTGCTGGTCGCTGAGGATAACAACGGCGGCGAGATGGTGGAGGTCACGATTTCCACCGTGCCCAACGCGCCGCCTGTCAAGCGGATTCACGCCAGCCGGGGCAAGGTGACGCGCGCCGAGCCGGTCTCGACGCTCTACGAGCAGCATAAGGTGCATCACGTCGGCACTTTTCAGAAGCTCGAAGATGAGCTGTGCTCCTGGCTGACGGGCATGGCCAGTCCGAACCGGCTGGATGCGCTGGTTTGGACAGTAACCGAGCTACTGGTAGGCTCGCTCAACGCCGATGAATGGCTACGGCGCTACGCCGCTGCCGGCGCGAAAGAGGACGTGCATGCCTAATCCGCCGCCTGGCGTCCAAGCCATCGATCTCAGCTACACGGTCGCGCGCCTCGCCGACCGCTTCCTCGGCACGAAGCTGCAATCCCGCGCCTTTGGGCCGGGCATCCCCCTAACCCCCACCGTGCCCACCATTGACCAATTGCAGCCGCGCCAGTTTCAGTACCCGGTCTCCTGGAATACGCAGCTGAGTCCCCGGCGCGAATACGGCGGCCTCACCCCCTTCGAGCAGCTGCGGAGTCTCGCGGCCATGTTCGACGTGGCGGCGCTCTGCATCGCCACGCGCATTGAGGAACTGCAAGGACTGCCCTTCCAGATCGTGGCACGCAACAAGAAGCAGCAGGCCGCCGAGCAAGGGACGTGCGACAGTCTTATGACCTGGTGGGACAAGCCCGATCGCGTGCAGGACTTTAGCGCCTGGCTGGGCATGCTGCTCTATGAGCTGTTCTCGATCGACGCCTTGACCCTCTTTCCCAAGATGGATCGCGGCGGCGGGCTCTGGGGGTTAGAAGTCATCGACGGCTCGAGCATCAAGCCGCTGCTCGACGCGCGCGGCCAAACGGCGGCGTACCAGCAGATCCTGTACGGCACGCCCTGGTCAAACTACGAGCGCAGCGCCCCGGACGCGGACGATGATGACTTTGCGTCGTTCTCCCCTGAAGAACTAATCTACCGCCCGCGCTGGACACGTTCGTTCACCCCCTACGGCTTCCCGCCCACCGAGTGGATCATCATCCGCGTCAACACCGCACTCCGCAAGCAGACCTTCGATCTGGGCCATTTCACCGACAGTAACATCCCGGCGGCCATCCTCTCCCCGCCCGATGGCCTGATGCAGCCTGAGCAGGTGGCCGCCTTCGAGCAGTGGTGGAATGCCAAGCTCCAGGGTGACGAGCTGGCCAGGCAGCGGATTGTGTTTCTGCCCTGGAAAGGCACGCTGACGCCGATGAATCAACTCAGTGAGGGCGGGCGCTACGAGTCGTCCCTCGATGAGTGGATGCTGAAAATTACGTGCGCCGCCTTTGGCGTGCCACCCTCGGAGATCGGCTTTACCGACGATGTGAACAAGGCCACGTCAAGCGGTCAGGAGAATATCACCTACCGCAGGGGACTGGGGCCGCTCACCACCTGGCTGAAGCGCACGGTGTTCGACCCGGCGATCCAGTCACCGCAATATCTGAATCAGCCCCAGCTCGAATGGCGCTGGGACTTTGGCGAGAGTGAGGATCGGAAAGTCGACGCCGAGACCGACAAGGTGTACTTCGACGCCGGCGCAGTCAGTAGTGACGAACTGCGGCGACTGCGCTACCCCGATCTCGACGGCCCGGCGCCGGGCGTGATGGCTGCGCCGCCAGCGTTCGGTGCTCCATCACCACCGGATGTGGCGAGCGCGGCCGAGCCAGTGCCACCGGAGGATGTATGAACGTACCCGACGATGCGCTGCTACAAGCGCTCGATCGCGCGGTGGTCAAGAAAGCTCAGGAGCGCCAGCCCGCCCAGGGCGAGCAGGTGATCACGGGGAAATATGGCACGCAGGATTACGCGGCGGTGCGCGCGTGCCAGCGGAAGAATCTCAAGCTCATGTTCCAGGGCGTGCTCTACCGCGTGATCTGGGTGCAGATCGCGGATGGGCGCTTTCGCGCGGGGGTGAGAAAATGTCGTTCTCAATAACTATTCCGAATATCGAACCGCTGCTTGACGCCCTGGCGCGCTACCCCGCGCTTGCCGAGCCGATCATCCACCGCGCGACCGACCAGGCGCTGATGGGGCTCATCCCTGATCTGGCGCACTATCCGCCTGAGCTGCCCGGCCAGAAATACATCAGGACAAACGATCTGGGCGAGGAATGGAAGGATGCGCAGCCGCAGTGGGCGGCGATCCCCAGCGGCTTTGAGGGCAGTATCGATAATCCTACTCCCTACGGGCCGGACGTGCAGGGCCATCTGACCCAGGCGAAAATCCACCACAACCGCTGGCAAACCGATCAGCAGATCGTTGATAAGCACAATCTCGAAACCGAGGCGATCTACGATAGGGCGTTACAGGACATTGCGGATGCGATCGACGCGCACACACAAGGAGCATGAGGATGATCACCGAGCAGGCGGCGAGTAATGACCAGCCGAGCGGCGCGTTTGGTGCGAGCCTGAATGAGCCGCTGCATTGGGCCGTGCATTGGAAGGCGGCCTACTACACAGGCGATTGGACAGCAGAACAGATCGATGCTGGCCTGGCAGGGGAAGCTGCGGACGTGCGTGAGGCGGATGGGAATCTCCTGGTCAACAGCGGGATCGCACTCATGCTCGATCTGCTGATCGGCGCGGGCGGGACGGTCTACAGTAACGCCAACGCCTATCTGGGCATCGGTGATAGCACGACGGCGGCGGCGGCTGGGCAGACCGATTTGCAGGCGGCCACGAACAAGGTGCGCCACGCGATGGACGCGACCTTCCCGAGCCGCTCAGGGCAGACGCTCACCTTTCGATCCACATTCTTGACGAGCGAGGGGAATTTCTCTATTCAGGAGCAGGGCACGTTCAACGCCTCGACGGCCGGCACGATGCTCAATAGGAAAGTCACTGACCTTGGAACCAAAACCAGCGCCAGCACCTTGCAACTCACCATGACAGTGACGATTAGCTAGGAACTGACATGGCCGTTGCCTTTCGCAGCAAAGATCAGGGCGGCGGCGCGGCTGGAACATCCACCGTCGCCAGCGCCCCGGCTGGCCTCGCGAATGACGACATCCTGATCTATTGGGTCTACAAGGAGAACACGGCGGCGATCACATGGCCGAGTGGGTTTAGCGAGGTCGGATCCATCGCCGCGTCCAATAGTTCGTTTAAGCTCTACGTCGCATGGAAACGCGCGGCATCGGAGAGTGGCACGTACACGGCGAGCTGGACTGGCAGTGCATGGCGCAACTACGGGCTCGAAGCCTACTCAGGATGCGTGACATCCGGCAGTCCGATGGACGCGACGCCGACGACGCAGGCGAACGGCAGCAGCAGCAGTGACACCTGCCCGTCAATCACCACGGCGACGGCGAACGCCATGCTGGCGTGCGGCGCGGCGAATTTTGACGGGTCGTTTGCGACGGGCTACCCCAGCGGGATGAATGGCCGCATCACACAGGACGGCGATCTTGGGATTGCCGATCTGATCATCGCATCGCCGGGCGCGACGGGCACGAAGGTCTTTAGCCTTTCGGTGGCAAGTCAGAACGTCGGCATTAGCCTGGCGCTGACACCGGCGGGCAGCTTCAATCCCACGCAGACCGTTACCGATACGGGCGCGGGGGCTGATAGCGCAAGTCCGCAGACCCAGACGACGATCGCGGAGAGTGGCAGCGGGAGTGACGCGGCAGTCGCACAGACCCAAGCGGCCATCGCAGACACCGGATCGGGCGCGGATGCCATCAGTAGTGCGGTCAGGCTTGCGACGATTGCCGAGAGTGGGAGTGGCGTCGATACGCCAGGTGGCGCGCTTGCGAGCAGTCAGGCCGATACGGGCGCGGGCGCGGATGCGAGTACTGGACAGATTCAGGCGCTCATTGGCGATAGTGGCGCGGGCAGCGACACACCCGCCGTCGCCTATCAGTTCAGCATCGCCGACAGTGGATCGGGCGCGGACGCAGAAAGCAGTCAGGCCCAGGCGAGTATCAGCGAGACCGGCAGCGGAGCCGACGCGGCCAGCGCCGACGGGCAGGACACGGCATCGGTTGGCGACAGCGGCGGTGGCGCGGATGCGAGCAGTGGCGGCTACGCAGCAACACTCACAGAGAGCGCCACAGGGGCTGATAGCCCAGCTGGCGTGTTGGCAGCCAGTCTCAGCGACAGCGGGAGTGGCGCGGATGCGCTGACGAGCCAGGCGCAAGCGAGTGGCGCAGAGGCAGGAAGCGGCGCCGATCTGACGAGCGGCCTCATTCAGATCACGGTGGCCGATCTGGCGAGCGGAGCCGACGCCGCCTACACTGGCAGTAGTATCGGGCCGGGGCATGTACAAGCGGCCAGGTCGCGCGCGCGCACGCTCGCGCCTGCTCGGCAGCGGCTCTGGGGAGTCCCGACGCGGCAACGCACCTATGCGGAGAGCACGCCATGATCAGGGTCAGCGATAGCGAGGGAAAAGACCCAAGCGACACCGATGATTTTAGTATCGATTGGGTCAACTTCCTCGCGAGTGGCGAGACGATAAGTGGCCAAACCGCCGCATCATCGGACGTGACGGTGCTGGACACCTCGTCAAGTGGTACGAGATCGACGGCGCGTCTTTCCGGCGGCACGCTGGGCGCGGACGCCAGTATCCGCTACGGCATCACCACCAGTTTGGGGCGCGCGCTCTATCAGACGCTCATTCTGCCCATCAGGACACAGTAGCTATGCGCCTCTCACTCAACACGCTTTTACTTCTGCGGCAGGCCGCGCTCGCGCTCGTGGCCGCGATCGAGGCCGCTGCGCTTGAAGGCTACGGCTGGACGCCGCGTGGTCGTAGTAGGCGAGAGATTGACAAATCGGCTATACTAGACGCATGACAGACGAGCAGCTACAACGATTCCAGGAAGTATTTGACGCAGTACGCGCGGCGTGGGATGCCATTGTTCAGATCGCGCGCGAAACTGTCCAGGGAATCATCCGCTGGTGGCGGTCGCCCCCGCGCAGTTTCTGGCGCGCGATAGTGCCGCATCCGCCGACGATCATGCGGCGTAAGATCCGGCGCTACGCGCGGATGAACCAATGACCGACGAATCACAACAGTTCTGGCAGGAAATACTCACGCCATTACTCCATGCATTTGCCGATCACACATCGGCAGATCAGCTTGCAAAGCTGCGCGACGAGGCACGGCGCGATCCTGAAGCGCCACCAGCGGTGCTTGCGGTTATCGACACACTCTATCAGTTACGCGCTGAGGTAGATCACATCTAGTCGTCTCGCACATATCGCCACTCTATTCGATCGAATAGCACGGCGCTTCGTCCCTTGGGGGATGGAGCGCCGTTTTTGTTGTCTATGCAGCTCTATCTCGACATTCAGAAAGCTGAACAGCGCATCGCCAGCGGCATCGCCTCCACCGACACGATGGATGGGCAGCCCGGCGTTATGGACGGCACGCCCTACATCGGCGACGTGATCGATCCGGCTGCCATCAAAGGCGCGCTGGCCGACTATCTCGAATACGCCAATGTGCGCGAGATGCACGCGAATAGCGCCGTTGGCACCGCGATCAAGGCCGAGCTGAGAGACAACCAGCTCTGGCTGTCGGTCAAGGTTGTGGACGACGGCGCATGGCAAAAGGTCAAGGCCGGCGTCTACAAGGGCTTCTCGATCGGCGGACGCATCGTCAAGGCGGTACTCGAAAAGCTGCCCGATGGCCGCTACATTCGGCGCATTCTGGAATTGGTCTTAACCGAAATCTCACTCGTTGACCGGCCGGCGAACCCGGACGCGCGCATACTCCTGTTCAAAATGGAGGCACCGATGGCAGATGAACCTCTCGACACCCCCACCGCGCCGCCGGCATTGGACGCCGACACGATCGCGGCTATCAAGAAGCTGGCCGGCACACAGCAGCCGCCGCTCGCCAAAGCTGCGGCCGATCCCGCCAAGATTGTCGCTAGTATCCAGGCGGCGCGCAACGAGCTGGAATTAGCCGGCGACATGGAAGGCGCGGCGCTCTACACGCAAGCGATCGCGCTCGTGCAGCAGGCCGCTGGCGAGGCGGAGGGCACGCCCCAGGAAGAAGCCAGCGAGTCGCCGGCTGAAGCCCAGGCCGAAGGCGACGTGCCGCCGGTCATGCAGTCGGCCAGGCCCGGCAATCTCAAGAAGGCCGGCCGGCCAGTTTCTGGCGCACGCATGGCGGCCTTAGAGCAGACCGTGAAAACGCTTTTGCAAATGATGGCCGGTGCCGGATCGGTCAAAGCGCAAAAGGCGATTACCGCGATGGCCGATGGCGACGAGATGAGCATGGCCCAGGCCATCGGCGCAGAGTTCACCAAAGCGGTCAACCCGCTGGCCGGCGCGGTGCTGAATCTGAACGACCGCCTCCAGAAGATCGAGGCGCAGCCCATGCCCGGCGGCCCCGTCATTCGTCAGACGACTCCCAAGCAGATTGCCGGCCAGAAAGAGGCCGCCGACACCAAGCCGGCCATGAGCGTGCTGGTGCGCGAGCAGCTGAACGATCTACAGCGCAAGGCACGCACGGCCACCAACACCCATATGGCGAAACTCTACGACGATCAGTTCGCGCTGATCAAGGCGCAGTACAGCGAGTAACGACCGCTCGAAAGGAGCACATGGTATGACCATCATCGACCAGAGCGGCCGTGACGTGACCGCTGAGACCATCCTGGGAATCAACAAGATCGTGTCAGGCACCGGGATCGGCGCGAGTGGGAACGCCGACGATCTGGCGAAAGCGACCGGCACGATCACGGTGGCGCAGAACCTGGTTGCCTATGACCTGGAAGCGCCGGCCAAGAACCTCTACCCGGTGCTGACCCCGATCCGTAACTCCATCCCGCGTGTGACCAGAGGTTCAGGCGCGGGCACGGCCGCCAACTGGGTGCAAGTAGACGCGATCGCGGGTAACAGCGTGGCTGGTGTGCTGCCGTGGGTGCCGGAGGGTCAGCGGGCCGGGCGCATGTCGATCACGACCTCGCAGAAGTCCGCCAGTTACAAAACCATCGGCCTGGAGTCGGACGTGACGTTCGAGGCGCAGTCGGCCGGCATGGGCTTTGAGGATGTCATGAGCACAGCCGGCGCGCGGCTGCTCAACCAGACGATGATCATGGAGGAGCACGCGATCCTGGGTGGTAATCTGAGCGTTGCGCTCGGCACGCCCGCCACCCCCACCACCGCGACGGCCACCACCGGCGGCACGATCGCGGCGGCCACCTATGTGTGCTATGTGTTCGCGCTGACCTACATGGGCTATCAGCTAGCGACGGTGGCCGGCGGCGTGAAGCGGCTGCTGACCGTTACCGGCATGGACGGCCTGACCTACACGGTGAATGGCGGCTCGTCTATCAGCAGCGCCAGCGCCAGCCAGGCCACGAGTGGCGCGACATCCACGCTATCACTCAGTACGACCGCAATCAAGGGCGCGGTGGCGTATGCGTGGTATGTCGGCGTTTCGGGCAGTGAGAAGCTGGAAGCCATCACGACGATCAATAGCGTGAAACTGACCAGTCTGCTTGGCACCGGCGCGACCTACGCCAGCGCCAGCAGTCCATCGACCGACTACAGTTTGAACGCCACCGGGTTTGACGGCCTGCTCTACGCGGCGTGGAATAGTTCGACGGCGTACTATGTGGCGCTTGCTACCGGCACCGCCGGCACCGGCACGGTGCTGACCGCCAGCGGACGTGGCACCGTCACCGAAATCGACACCGCGCTAAAGTCCTTCTGGGACAACTACCGCGTCAGCCCAGAGGTGATCTATGTCAGCGGGCAGCAGCTGACCGACATTTTCAACAAGTGTTTCGTCAGCGGCAGCAACCCGATGGTGCGCTTCAATATCGACGCGGGATCGAATAATGTGTCGTTTACCGCCGGCGCGGTGGTCGGGTTCTATATGAACCCCTACAGCTTGGACGGCGGCAACGTCATCCCAATCAAGCTACATCCGACGATACCTGCCGGCACGATCTTGTTCTGGTGCAACAATCTGCCGGCGTTCTACCAGAGTGCGAATGTGCCCCAGGTCGCGCAAGTGCAGTGCCGCAGGGATTACTACCAGATCCCCTGGCCGATTGTGACCCGCGCCAACGTCACCGGGGTGTACAGCGAAGAAGTGCTGAAGGTGTACGCGCCGTTCGCGCTGGGCACAATTTCTAATATCGCGCCGGGCTAATCGCAACCGTGTAACGCGATCACAGAGGAAGGATTCTACTGATGAGCGAACGATCAAAACCACTGTCCCCAAACCCGCCCGCGCACACGGTCGAGACCCAGAACGCCGTACCGCCCGCGCCACAGGATGCGCCCCATCCGCCTGCTGCTGAGGCACCCGTCCCCGCGCGCTCGCTGGAGGAAAAGCTAGGGATCGAGCCGGGGAAAAAGACCGAAGCGCCTGAGCCGAAAGCGCCAAAGGACGTTCCTGGCGTCAAGACCATCATGGCCGAGGACATTCCCAACGCCGCGCCGCGCATTCGGGTATGGGAGGACGGCCACAGCGCCGAGGCGGCGATCGTCAAGAACAACGAGGATGACACCTTCGATCTGTCGGCCGACATCTGGAACACCGGCCAGCCGATCACGCTTGTAGGGGTCAAGCGGCGCAGTGGACTGGGCAACGGATGGGAGCTGATCGATGAGAACGCCGAAGCGAAAGCCAAAGCAACCATGCCGCACGATGAGCGCGAAGGCGCAGCGCCGGCCAAGGTGTCGATTGCGCTAATAACGCTGCGTAGCCCGGTCGCGTTCAATGGCGTGCTGGAGATCGGGCATGCCAGGTATCAAGTCACCGGCGGAGTCGTCGAGGTCGCGCCGTGGGACGCCGACGCCGCACGCGCGGCCGGCTACGAGGGGTAGACGAGCATGAGCGATAAGCCAAAAGACGAGGGAAAGGCCAAGCAGACCGAGCCAATAGTCACGATGCAGCACGAGACCTACCACTATGTGCATCGCATGGCGATTGGTGACGAGTGGTTCGATGTGGCGCTAGATGGCACCGCGTCGTTTCCGCTACGCCTGGTGGAAGCGGCGGAGACAGCCGGCTTTCGGCGGGTGACGTAGGCTCGTGACATCCTTCGACTACACCACGCCGACGAATGTCTTTAACTGGGGATCGTCGGCGGGGACAGCTACCGATCCCGTCAACGAAGCGACCGAAATGGCACGCATTGTTACGGGCATGAGCCGTGCGATCGACACATACTGTAATCAGGCATTTAGCCTTGCGACGTACAGCCTGGCTGTGCTGCCATCTCTCATTGACGCCGATGGTATTTTGACCTGCTACCCAGCAGTGCCAACGATGAGCGCGCCGACCGCTGCCGACTGGCGACTCGGTAGGCAGAGCAACTGGGCCGCGCTTACACCGAGCAACCTGGACATCGAAGAACATAGCTTTGGCTGCGTGCTGCGCAATCTGAACGTGAGCTATCTGGGCTACCGGGGCGCGCGGGCGCAGATGCGACTCAGTTACACGGGCGGATGGGCGAACCTTGCGGCCGTGCCTGATGATTTCGAGCTGGCGATGGACGCGCTCTGCTGGTGGGCCTATCAGAAGCGGTCAGCCCCCAGTGACCAGACGGCGATCCCTGATCTTGGCGTGCTGATCATTCCGGGCAACTGGCCACCGCATATCAAGGGACTGTTCCGCAGCTATGTGCGACAGGTGGTGATGTGACCGTCGCCAACACACTAACCGCGCTGCGCACGCAGCTCATGACCATCACATCGCCGCAGACGCCGAAAAAGGTCTACGCCGATCCGAAGGAAGCGACCAGCTTAGGCGAGTTCCCCAGCATCGTGCTCTCACTCGCGCCGGGCCTGTCGCACTCCTGGGGGACGGAAGCAGCCGGCGGGGGATCGGGGTTAGCCGAGCACGATTACACGGTGGCGATCTGGGTCTTTCTGGGCGCACGCGCGACACCGCTGCCGGAGCTGCACAGTCGCACGATCCCCTGGAGTGAGGCGGTCTTTCGCGCGCTGGTGGCGAACATCACGTTGTCGGGCGCGGTGATTCAGCTTGGACGCGGCGACAGTCCTGAGTTCTTTACTTATCAGATCGGCCCCTTAGAATGGGCCGGTCAAGACTTTTGGGGGGTCAAGGTGCTGCTGCCAGTGATCGAAAAGCCAGTAGTGGCGATGAACTGATGCACTTCATTCGCGCCATTCTCTGCTGGATTCGCCACGCCGGACACGCCTACGGTGAGTGGGAATACGGCATGGGGCCAAACGGTTATCACATCGGGTATCGGGTCTGTCGGCGCTGTGAGTGGGTACAGATGCCAGAGAGGGTGAGCGAAGGATGAGCGACAAATCGAAAGCGGAAACGCAACCAAAGACTGACGAAACGCCCGCACTTAAGCCGGCGCTTGTCTACGTCGGCAATGGCGCGGCGCTGCCCGATGTGCCCGCGCGCGATCTGATGGTCGATGAAATGGACGATCTCGCCAGCACGGTGGGGCCGCAGATCACAGGCAACAAGGGCCGCGCGAGTCTGATCAAGGCGCTCATTGAAAGCGGCCTGTACCAGGAGTAATACGCTATGGCTGCCGGCATTAAACGACTCCAGCGAATCCAGTTTGGCAAGGAAAGTGTCGCTGGCACGGCCGTGGCCGCCACCACGCGCTGGCGCGGCGCGGGCACGATGCTGGACGACCAGCGCAAGATCGAAGAGATCGAGGAGCTGATGGGCATTATCGACGGCGCGGACAGAACCGCCGTCGTGCAACTGCTCGGCATGATCACGCTGGCCGATACGCCGCTGACCAGCGATCAGCTCCAATACCTATTGGTCATGGGCGCGGGCGGGCCAACCACCGGATCGGCGGACGGGGCCGGCAGTGACAAAATCTATGTGACGAACTTCCCCACCACCGCGAAGCCCACCACCACGCCCTACACGATCCAGGCGGGCGATGACTTTGAGGTTGAACAGATGGAGTACACCGTCTGCACAAAGATCACCCTCAAAGGCGCGATGGGCCAAACCTGTAAAATGGGCGGCACGCTCTTGGGACGGCAAGTCGCACGACTGGGCGGCGGGTTTGCCGCGGCGACGATCCCCGCGATTGGCGAGTTCCCGACGCAATCAGGCAAGCTCTACATGGACGCGATCGGCGGCACGTATGGCGCGACACAGGTATCGACGACCCTCATCGCCTGGCAGGTCGATATTGAGTTCCATTGGCAGCCGGTCTTTACAATGGACGGCAACCTGTACTTTGCCTATCCATCCTACACCGGACAGAAGATCAGCGGACAGATCACCTATCTGAACGATACGCCGGCCGATGGCAACACTGGCGCGCTCGTGGACTTTCGTGCGCAGACGCCGAAGCTCATGCGGATCGATTTGACCGGCGGCGCCGTCACCACGCCCGGTACGACCTACAGCACGCGCAAGTGCCTGATCGATCTGCCTGTGAAGTTGCTCAATCCAGGGCCACTCGGCGACGACAACGGGAATGATATTCGGGTATTCAAATTCAGGTCGCGCTACAACACCACCGCGGCGAACGCAGGCAAGATCACGAACGTGCTGGACATTACGCCGCTGCCTTAATCGTTCGTAACAATCGGCGGGTGATTCACTTCGGTATGGGTCAGTGAATACATGATGTCGTGGTGGAGTGCAGCAACAAGCACAGGATCGGACACATGGCGTTCAATGATCGCAAGGATAGTCAGACTATAGCGCGCTTCAAGATTACGGGCATTGTGCTCATACGCTTGTCGAGCTGCCCGTTCTCTGATTGTCTCGAATGCCGGAATCTCGGTTAGGTCTGATAGCTGTACCTTGATATGCATTGCTTCCTCCTTTTTGAAAGTGAGTATACCATATGGCCGATGAAGTACTGCTGATCGACGTGCCCGACGAGTCGATCTTGGCCTCCAAAAAACTGACGGTGCGCCCGATAGGCAAAATGAAGCTCAAGCACCTGCGCGCCTTCCAGCGGGTCAAGAACGCCGGTAGGGATGCGGATATGGATGATATGGCGCTGGCCTTAGCTGGTGCGCTGGATGGATGGTCGGAAGCTGAGGTCAACGAATTGACCCTGGATGAGATGCTGCTGGTGATCGAGCAGATGGACAGACGCGAGCAGGCCGCAATCCCAAACGGGAAAAGCTCCAGCTCGCTGCCGCCTTCGGGTCGAACGACGCGCGGGCGGCGCCGGACTGGAGCGTGACCATCCTCCTCGCAAAGCGCTGGCGCTGCCGCCCCTCTGAAGCGGACGAAGAGCCGGCGCTCTGGGTGCTGCGCCAGCAGCTGTTTGACTCCTACGAGTCCTACTATACGCGCCTGAACAGCCTCGATTTTGAGGACGACGACTAATGGCGACCCTCGCAATTATCTTCAAAGGCCAGGACGAGATTGGCGCGGCGTCCAAGCAAGTCGCCAGCGACATCAAGGACGTGGGCGAGAGCGCCGACAAGGCCAGTCCGAAAGGCAGCGGCTTTTTTTCGGGCATGCTCCAGGCTGCCTCTGGCTTCCTGCTCGCCAACGTCGTCGGCGCAATTGGCAGCCAGTTGGGCGATCTGGCATCGAGCGCGATGGAAGACGCGCGCGGCACGCAGCAGCTCATGGCGCAGACGGAGACGATCATCAAGAACACCGGCGGCGCGGCGGGGATGAGCGCGCAGCAGGTGGCCGATCTGGCGGCCAGTCTTAGTGACGCGGCGGGGCAATCTTTATTCGGCGATGATCAGATCCAGGGTGCCGAGAATGTCCTGCTCAAATACAAAGAGCTCAAAGGCATCATCCCCGGCGTGACGACGCTGGCCGTCGATATGGCGCAGAGCCTGGGCAAAGACCCGGCCGCTGCGGCTGAGTTCTTGGGTCGGGCGCTGCAAAAACCGTTCGACGCGGCGGCGAAACTCGCCAAAGAAGGGATCGTGCTGAACGATTCCCAGAAGGCAACCTTAGACGCGTTCAAGAAGACCGGCGACACTGCCGGCGCGCAGGCGTTTCTGATCGAGCAGCTGAACTCAACCTACAAGGGCAGCGCGGCAGCGGCGGCGGGCGCTGCCGGCGGCACGGTGCAGTTCAAGGCGCGGATGGGTGAGGCAGCGGAAACGGTCGCGACGGCCTTTCTCCCAATCCTTGACCAGGCCGGGAAGCTGCTGAACGACTATCTCGCGCCGGCCATCGAGACGGTAGCCACCTGGCTGGGTAATAATCTTCCCGGCGCAGTCGCGACCGCGAGCGACTTCTTTAGTAGCACCCTCATGCCGGCCATCAGCACGATTAGCGGCTTTCTCGCAGGCCGGCTCATCCCTATCGTTTCCGATCTGAATGCCTGGCTCTCACAGACGCTGCCGCCAGCAATTCAGCAACTCAGTGACTACTGGACACAGACACTTCAGCCGGCCTTGCAGATGGTCTGGGCCTTTATCGATGAGAATGTGATCCCGATCATCGATACCCTGGTGGGGGTCGCATTCGCCATTCTCAAGGAAGACATCAAGATTCTTGCGGCGCTGTGGGTCAACGTCCTCTGGCCGGCGCTGCAAAAGGTCTGGGCGTTTCTTGATGCCTTTGTCATCCCGATCCTGGCCAGGCTCATCGTCTGGCTGAAAGACAATTTGCCGCCGGCGATCCGCTTCCTGGCCGATCTGTGGAATAATGTGCTGCTGCCGGCCTTGTCTGCCGTCTGGTCATTCATCAGCACGAAGGTGCTGCCGATCCTCAACGCCATCGGCGAGGTGATTAACGCGGTGCTGGTGGTGGCCTTCAAGCTGATTGCTGGGTTTATCACCACGACACTTGTTCCCGCGTTCGTGAAGCTGTGGGACTATATCGATAAGAACGTGCTGCCGATCTTACGCAAGATCGGCGATGTGATCTCCACGATTGCCGGGCCGGCCATCAGCGCGCTCGGTACCCTGATCAAGCCGGTCGTCGGCTTCTTTAGCGACCTGATGGATAACGTGCAGGGCGTGGTGCAGTGGCTTGAGGAGCTGGCCGCGAAAATCAAGAGCATCCACATCCCCAGCTGGGCTGGCGGGGATGGGGGCGGGGGTGGTGGTGGCGAGAGCGCGCCGCCGCCAACCGGGCAGTCGCTGACGCGCACGACGACGAGTGGCTTTCGCACAGCCACACCCGGCGCGCTTGGCAGCAGCGGCGTGCAGCGGGTGGTGATCTCGTTTGACGATGCTGGGTCGGAACTACTGCGCAAACTCATTCGCGTGGAGATCAATGGCGTGCTGGCGTCAAGCGGCGCACGCACGCTTTCGCGCATTCGCCTGGGAGGATAGATGGCCGTTCAAACCTATCCGTATCTTGAGATGACGGACGGCACGGACAGCGTGGTCTTTGCCGCCGGTACGAATACCGTCACGAACTACCCGCCCGTGCGCGGCCAGTGGGGGCCGAATATCGCCGGCGTGCGCCAAAGCCAGCTCGGTGGGCGCGGGCCGTATGCGGATGTGCAGGAGGATCTGAGTTGCAATATCCGCGACACGACGGCGGCGCTGTGTTGGTCACGCCTGGACACGCTCGCGCGCCTGCTGGATAAGGCCGAGCGCTGGTGGCTCAGGAATGAAAATATCAGCCCAGTGTTGCTCAAATACGCTGCTCAGGGATCGACCATCCATAGTAACGCCACACCAATGCAGGCGATTGTGCTGGGCCGCGCCGGTGAGGATGAATTGAACGGCGTCGATCTGCCCAGCAATGTCAACGACGCCGGCATGCTGTTTGAGATTTACGGAGTCAAGGTCAAGTGCCTCAGGCGCGGCGCGTGGACGGGTGTGAGTGATGCGAGCGCAACGAGCGGCAGCGCGGCGAGCGCGACCGTGTTCACGCGCACGTTCACGACGCACCCGATCAACAGCCCCATCGACGTGGTGATCGGCGGCTTTACCCCCGCGACGACGCCGACGATTCAGCCAGGTCTTTTGATGGTCGGTAGCGCCTTTAACGATATCTCTATTGTTGAGGCTGAGGCCATCGGCGCGGTTGCGCCGTACACGACGGTCGCCGACGCCGCCAACCTTGCGCGCGGCGGGTCGGTGCTGCGTTACACTCCGACTGGCACGGCAGCGGTGATCACATCGGGATCGGCGTCGCTTGTCGCGACACTCAACGGCCAGATCGCCGTCTATGCAGCAGTGCGCAATAACAGCGCAACAACAGCGTTTCAGGTTGCGGCCGTGCTGGTGGGCTTTGGCAATACGGTGACGACACCGCCTGTGCTGATCGACACCTCAACGGTCAACCCGCGCCTGGTGTTGCTCGGTACGACGAATGCGATCAGTGCGGCCTCGATCAGTTTGCAAGTGCAGGCGAGTGCGGCCAGTGGCACACTGGATATTGACTATCTGATCGTCGTCAATCTGCGCAATGAGACCGTCGCCGTGATCGCGCATGACGCAATGCCCACAACCGGATTTCCGGCGGCGACGTGTACGATTCAGGCACTCTTCAACCCTGTGACCGATCAGTACCCGTCACTCCGGCTGGTGTCGAGCGGCGGCCCGATCTTCTATGCCGCCTATCGCGGCGCACTGCCGCTACTCACCACGGGTGACACGCTCTATTGCCTTTGGACAGCGACCAACAGCAACTACTGGCGCTTCACCAATGTGAGCAATGCTATCGTCAACGTAACTCTCCAGGCCACGCGCTACCGTAGCTATCTGAGCCCACAATGATTCAATTCGCCATCTATACAGCATACGGCGGCAGTCTCATCGCCGACTACAGCACGCGCGTGCAGGGTCTGTCGGTCGCGACGAATGATCGCGGCTATGCCGAGTGCAGTGGCTTTGTGCCGATGGGTCTGGCCGAGGCGTTTTTGCTCTACGACCGACCCGGCCTGCCGCATGTGCGCGTCAGCGATAGTTCCTCGGGTGCGGTCTACGAGGGCCGCTTAGAAGACGTGGCAATTGTGGATGGCGGCGTGCAAATAACCGCGCTGGGCTATAGCCGCAGCCTGGGGGACACGCCCTACACGGCGCTGTGGAGCGATACGAGCGTAAGCGGATGGCGACCCGTGCTTGATACCGAGGTAGCGGGCATGTTTCCGTCCCGCTTTCAGTTCGACACCAACAATCGCCTCTTCATCACGCCGCAAAAGAACAGCACGCAGGGCAACACGCCAATCGTGGGCGCACTGACGTTCGCCGTCCCCTATGGATCGAGTCGCCTGATAAGTGGCATCTCGTTTGATTACACGCTTGTTGCGCCAGCGAACTGGACAGCACAACTGATCAGCCAGACGGAAACGTTTGGATCGCGGGCGGCCGAATGGACGCTCGCCAGCGCCGGCCCAACGCAGACGGGCACGAAATTGAGCCTCCCCGGCACCGCGCGCGCGCGGCTGGAATTTAGCCTGTATTACAACGCGGCGGCGGCGGTTTCTGGCGCTGAGACCGGGGATATTTATCTCAAGATCACCAATCTGCGCATCGTCACCGCCACCACCAACCGCGTGAATACGACGCTGGGCACGAACATCGCGGCCGGCACGCGCACGGTCACGCCCGGCAGTATGACCAATATCTACGTTGGGCAGAGTTTGCAAATCGACCAGGGTAGCGCAACGGTGGGCGAGAGTGTGACCGTCACGGCGATTACGAGCACCACCTTCACCGCCGTGTTCGCGTTCGCGCACGTCACCACGAGCACGGTCAACGCGCATGTGATCTACGCCGATGAGATCGCGCGCGATCTCATCGGCACTATCACGGCCTTGAACAGCGCGCAACTCGAAAGTAGCACGGCGCTCGTGCAGTCGCCGGCTATCGATCTGACCGACGAGGTGTATGAGGACAGATCGCCGAGTGATGTTTTGGATTATCTCACGGGCCTGGGGGACACACAAAGTCGCGCCTGGGAGTGGGGCGTGTTTGGGCAGCAGCTGCTCTCCTTCCGGCCGCAGAGCAGCGCCAGCCGCACCTGGTACACCGACGTGTCGAGTCTCGATGTCACGCGCACGCTCGATCAGCTCTATAACAGCGTGTACGCGGTCTACAGCGATGCGAGTGGGCGTTCACTCCGCACATCCCCCACAGCAGATAGCACCAGCATCGCACGTTACGGCGTGACCAGGCGACAGGCTATCAGCGCGCAGACCACGAGCGCGACCCTGGCGGGGGTGGAAGCAAGCGCCAGCCTATCTGACACGAACGATCCCAGGCCGCGATCGGGGCTGACCTTGACGCAGGTGTTCGACGCTGGCGGCGCGCGCTGGCCGCTGTGGAGTGTGCAGGCGGGCGACACGATTGTGATCCGCAACTTACCGCCGACGCTTTCCACCGCGATTGACCGCATCCGCGTCTTTCGGCTGACCCGCGCCGACTATCATTTCGATGATGACACACTCGACATCGAGCCAGAAACGCCACGCGCCACGCTCGATAGTTTGCTCGCGCGTTTGGCGCTGGGGACATTACCACGATGATGCGCGTGCGACTGCTTTTACTCCTCCTCCTATTCTCCGTGTCCATCGTCCCTAGCCACGCTGCGCCCGAACTGCACCTCTCGGCGTGGACTGTTCGATCTGAGTTTCTGGCAGGTGAGCGCTTCACGATTGCGGCGCGCCTGTTCAACGACGGCGATCAAGCCATCGTCGCCAGCGTACTGATCGAGGACGACGGCACGTTCCTACGGCTGCCCCCGCGCTACGACAAGCCGCCGGCGATATTCCCAAAATCATCAACGCCGTTTCACTTTCATTACCAGGTACTGGAGACGACGCCCAAAGGATTGCACACCTTCACGGTGCATGTGTGGCCGACTGGCGAGACGAAGACGATTACCATTCGCGTGCAGCCGGTTGTCGCTCCGCCTACGGCGTGGCACGGCTATAATCTGTTCTTCCCGGTGCTCCGCGCGTAGGCGTGGCCAGCATCGCTATTCCTGGCGCGGCAGGCCGCGGCGTGTATCGCCAGATCGAGCGAGAGGATGGGGCTGCCCCAACCCCCAACCCCCAACTCCCGACTCCCATCTCCTGCGGTGAGCACACAAACGCCCGCCCCGATCCGCGCGTCGTTTCAGCGCGAAGTCGAGGCGGGCGATGGAGCGGCGAGGCGGGCTAGGCCGGGGCTTGGTAGGGAAACTCGGGGTCGGTTTGGAACAGTCGCGG